AGAAAGCAAGACAATCAGCAGTTGCAACACACTAACATTGACAACATAGGGGATATTGTAGTAATATCCCCTATATAAACAAATCAGAAAGGTATAATATGTTTAACTTAAAACAAGGAACTAAATTTAATATAACTTACTTTGCAAAAAAGTATGGCAAGTTTATAACTCGTGCTGGAGTATGGACTGAACAATCTAAAGAGTGGATTTCTAAAAAGAATGAAAGTCTTTTTACTTATTATGATTTAGATAACGAGGGATATAGAACTGCAACAGGAGATGTGACTATTGTAGAAAGAAAGGATAATTAATTATGAATACTTTTAATTTTATATTACTAGTTTTATATTGTGCATGGTTTATCATAGCCTACTTAGAAATTAACTCTTACAAATATTAATATGAATAGACATATTTGCCAAGGACCTGAGTGTCATACATATAAAACTCAGTCCAGAATAAGAGGACCAAAAGGTTCTAAGGTATTACGAACTCGACCAGCAAGATATGATATGATAACTCATTCTTGGGGTTATGTATGGGAACGATATTTTTGCGATGAACGATGTATGCAAAATTGGCTAGCTAAACATTTAACACAGTTAATGACTGTAGTTGGAATAAATACTAAACCAAATGAAACTCCTATAGTAGTTGAAAAGGAAACTGTAGAGGGGTGGCGAGGTACATACACAGATACAACTATAAAGTTATTGAATGAACAAACGAACGATGATATAGTAACTGCATAACTAACAGAAAGGTATATATGACTAAACCATTACATGTTATTAACTGGCAAGGTAAAGAGTATCGCATCCCCTTTGATGTTAATCTAAACCTTGATCCAAAAGAAAAACTAATAGATGTACCCAATATGTTTAGCGGTGCGATTGCATCACTCCCTTGGTTCGCTGTAGCTGTGTATGATATGATTAAAGGTGCAGAAGTTACCGAAGATTATGATCTTATGCAGAAGGGACTAACTTGGTTCTCTAAACATTTTCCTAACGAATACTATACACTACTAGACTGAGTCTAGCAGCTAGCTACTAGCCACTCGCACCGAGTGGCTAGGACGTAGAGGTCCCAAGCCACTTAGCATTTACTTTGCTTCTGTAAACATCGATTCCTTTTATTTAAAAGGGGTCCCTCAACTTAGACGTGTAATGCTTGATTTAGACATATATAACCTGTAAATACTTTAAAGGTTCCAAAATTAATCCTAAAAAATTTTGCAGAAAATTTTTATGAAACTAACATTAGAAAAATTTAATTTATTACCTCCAGACATTCAAAAAGAATTCCTTGAAGCTGGAACCTTAGCAAAACAAAAAAGAGGTATAGAAAAAGCACAAACAGATTTCATGTCGTTTGTTAAAAGAGTTTGGCCTGAATTTATAGAAGGATCTCACCATAAAAAAATTGCAGAAAAATTTAATGACATTGCTAATGGCAAAATAAAAAGATTAATTATTAATATGCCACCAAGGCACACAAAGTCAGAGTTCGCTAGCTTCTTGCTGCCAGCATGGATGATTGGTCGTCGACCTAAACTTAAAATTATTCAATCAACTCACACTACAGAACTTGCTGTACGATTTGGCCGTAAAGCTAAAACACTAATGGATAGTCCTGAGTACAAAGAAATATTTCCAACACGTCTTCGAGAGGATTCTCAAGCCGCTGGTAAATGGGAAACAGAACAAGGTGGTGAGTATTATGCTGCCGGTGTCGGATCAGCCATTACAGGTCGAGGTGCAGATTTACTTATCATAGACGATCCACATTCTGAACAAGATGCTATGAACATGGATGCGTTAGAACGAGCGTATGAATGGTATACATCAGGACCTCGTCAGCGACTTCAGCCTGGTGGAGCAATCGTTCTTGTTATGACAAGATGGAATACAAAAGATTTAACAGGTGCCTTGCAGCGAGCAACGGGAGACATGAAAGCAGATAAATGGGAACTTATAGAATTTCCGGCAATTCTTCCAAGTGGTAAACCTGTATGGCCAGAGTTTTGGAAGTTAGATGAATTGGAAGGTGTTAAATCATCTATTAGTTTACAGAAGTGGAATGCACAGTGGATGCAAAATCCAACTTCAGAAGAAGGTGCTATTATAAAACGAGAATGGTGGAAGAAATGGGATAAGGAATATATTCCTCCATTACAACATGTAATTCAAAGTTATGATACTGCATTTATGAAAAAGGAAACAGCGGATTATTCAGCAATAACAACCTGGGGTGTGTTCTATTTAAATGAAGACTCAGGACCACAACTTATTTTGCTAGATGCTATAAAAGATAGATTTGAATTTCCTGAGCTTCGAAGAATAGCATATCAACAATATCAGTATTGGCAACCAGAATCTGTACTTGTAGAAGCTAAAGCATCTGGATTACCATTAACATATGAATTGCGTAAAATGGGTATCCCTGTTATAAACTATACCCCATCTAGGGGTAATGATAAGCATTCTAGAGTCAATGCTGTTGCACCTTTATTTGAATCGGGTCAGATATGGGCACCGACTGATAAAGAATTCGCACAAGAAGTAATTGAAGAATGTGCTGCATTTCCTTATGGTGATCATGACGATCTTGTGGACTCAATGACACAAGCAGTTATGCGTTTTAGACAAGGTGGATTTATAGATCATCCAGAAGACTATAAAGATGAACCTATAATTCGAAATAACAAAACGTATTATTAATATGGATAAAATTATAAAGTTTTTAAAATCATTTGGATTGAGTGATCAAGAAGTTCAAAAAGTATTAAAAGAAGTTCCAGTTGATCAGTCAGGTATCGCTGGAACAAACGTTGCTAAAGGTATTTTTGAAAAAGGTGGTAAAGAAGCATCTGCTGATTATCCACTAATAACAGAGACAATGGTTAGTCCTTTTAAAATAGATAAATATAAAGGATTAAGCAGAAAAGAAACTTTAAAAAAAGCTGACGAAGCTTTAAATTTTTTAGACAAAGAATTAACAAGAACTTCTAATTTAATTTTAAATCAAAATCTTCAATTATCTCCAGAACAAAAAATTAATTTTGCAAATAATTTAAGAATGAAAAAACAATTTGAAAAAGATTTAGAGGTTTTTAAAACAGTACCTGAAGCAGAAGTTATAAAATTTGAAACTAAAAAACCTGTTAGCAAAGAAGGTATTCAACAGTTAACTAAAGAATCCGGACAAATAAATCCTCCAGGAACATTAGCAGGAGATATTGAAACTAGGATTAATAGATTAAAATTAAAAGCAAAAGAAAAAGGAATGACAATGGATGAGATTCTAAAAGAAACAGGAGAGTCTCAAGTTAAATATATGGCTGGTCAAAACGAAGGTTATGTTAGATCAATGGCAAGACAAATTATGCTCAATGATATTAAATCTGGAAAATTAAAAGTTCCTAAAGAAATTCAAGATACAGTTTCAGGTGCCTCTAATATAGATGTTATAGAACCATTTAGAAATATATATGGAGAAAATGCCTTAGAACAATTGGATAGTTTAATTCCAGATATTAAAAATTTTGCTAATGAAATAGAAGCTGAAAAATTTGTAAGATCAAAATATGAATTTACTCCTAAATTAGATAGACCAAAAGAATCATACACACCAGAAGAAATGAAAAAAATTATTTCACTTAACGACACCTCTAAACCATATAAACCTTTTGGATCAGATTTTACAAGACAAGAAAAAGTAGATTGGTTAATTAAAAACGTTGACCAGGAAGCAAAAGTAACTATTCCATCTCCAGAATTTTTACAAAATATGTTAGACAGCGGTAGAGAAGATCTTATCGATCATTTTTGGGAAATACATACAAGCAACATAGGGCGTAAACCTGTAATAGATATAGATACAAGTGATCTTAAAAATCCAGCGTTAGTTAAGTTAATGATGGAAGAAAGAGCAAGTAAACCAAAACTTGTTTATTCAAAAGAAAAAGCTGTAGAAGATTCTGTAGATGACGCGGGCAAAGTAAATAAAGACGATCCTGAAAAATTTGCAAAAGGTGGTAATGTCCAGTCTAGAGGTCTTGATTACTTAATGGGGCTATAAATGAAAATTCATCAGTACAGAGAGATGATGCGTTATCTTACTAGGAAGCCCGCTCCTAAAGTCGCGGCGCAAGTTGCGAGTGGCGAGGGACCAGAGACAGAAGTTGCACCTGATCCTCAATTTAGACAAATTGAATTAGCAACAGGGGGAAGAGTTAATTTTAATGAAGGAAGTAAATTAACAGGAACCAATAAAACTTTAGAAAAAAATATTAGAGACGATCATAAAGCTTTTAATGATTATAGAAAATCTATTGGATCACCTACAATACCTTTGGATAATGAATACATAAGAATGTGGATTAGAAGTAGATTAAATTCAGGTGGTCCTGTTAAAAAAGAAACACAAAAAATTATACCTTTAAATTTAGAAAGTGTTGCCTTTAAATTATTTCAAGACAAGTTAGATAATCTTTCTTATAATCAAAAACAAACTGTCTATGATTATATAGAAGATAATAGAAATAAAAAAGCAACAGGAGGTAGAGTTAATTTAGCAAATGGCACAGAAGAACCATATAATCCCGAAATACCTTCTTTTGGTTTTAGTGACCCTATAGATATTTTAGAACAAGAAATGATTAATGAAAAAGATTCGACTAGAATTAATGCTTTAAGTCATTTATTAGAAAATGCTAAAAAAGAAAGAAAAGCAAAAGAAACTGAAGCAGCAGAATATAAAAAATCTCAAAAAGAAAAAGGTATAAAATATAAAGAAGATTTTCCATCTGAAGCAGCTTATTTTGCAGAAACAGGAAAACAACTTTTAACAAATCCAAAATACTTTTTAGGTAAAGGTGCAAAAGGAATTGTTGAAGGAACTGAATTTTTAGTAGGACAACCTTTACAAACATTGTTTGATCAAGAAGGAAAAAACTTTGAACTTTATCAAATGGTTGGTGGAGAAAAATTAGGTATAAATAAATTCATAGAAAAAAATACTCCTAAGGATCCTACGACTGGAACCTTGCTTGCAGGTGATGTTGCTGAAATCGCAGGCTCAGTTGCAGATCCGTTTTTAGCTTATGGACTTGCTAAAGGAGCTATTAAAGGTACAAAAGCAAAACCACCTACAACTGCAGTAGATGAAACAATAGATCCAACAAGAAGAGATATTTTAAAAACAGGGGCTGTAATGGGAGGTGGAGCTTTACTTTATCCAACAGCAAAAAAATTAGGAATGTTTGATGAACTTGCTAAAGGTGCAAAAGTTGCCAGAGTTTTGCCTGCTGTTAAAGGTATGCCTGAATGGTTTTCTCCACTCATATCTAGAATTGAAAAAGAAGGTGTAGATGTAATCTCTCAAGCTAAAGAAGCGCAAAAATTAGAATATAAAAAAATGCGCATTCCTCCTTCAAATGCAGCTGATCGTGAAATTGTTCAATCTAGAAAAATAGAGATCCCCGTAGCTGGTAAAAAAGAACCAGACATACTTGTTATGACAGAGTATAAAAATGGAGACATTCTTATTGAAGCAGATACTTATGGTGGAGCGTTTGATTCTCCTGTTGAATTATATTATTCAGCACCAAAAGAAATTTCAGAACCTATATACACAAGAAATACAGAAGGTAAATATGTAGTAACAGGACAAAAGAAAATACAAAAAGAAGGTGAATTTGTAGTTTATGAAGATAGACCATATAATGCTGCTAGATATCCTTTTGATGATGCAATAGAATTAGAAAGATCAGAAGTATCTTTAAATGAAGCAATTAGTGATTTAGAAAGAATTGAAAAAATTGCAACTGGAAAGAAAATAGATCCAAAAAGAATAAAAGAAAGAGAAGAATTTAGAAAATATGTAGAAGAAAATCCAATGGATGACGTAGTTAATAGATATGGAGATGCAGAGGATTTTGCTTATGATGGATTTAAAGATTCTGGAGCATTAGATGAAATTGACTAAAAAACTAACAACAACAATACCACCTTTAAGAGGACCAAACCCTCAGGGCTTGAATGTTAAGTATAATACTGTTACAGTAATAAAATCGGAGAAAATAAAAAATGGCAGAAATAGACAAGTCGCTACCAAACGTAGCTGATCAACTAACACCTGGAGAATTAGAGATAGAACAGATTGCACAATCTGTTGAAGAAACTCCTGCGGGACCAACTGAAGTTACTGAAAATGAAGATGGTAGTGTAGATATAGATTTTGATCCAAAGAAAAATTTATCAGCAAGTACGGAGTTTGGAGCAAACCTTGCCGAAGTTGTTGATGAAAAAGAACTTGGAAGATTAGGATCACAACTTTACCAAGACATACAATCTTACAAAGACTCAAGAGCTGATTGGGAAAAAGCTTATACTCAAGGATTAGATTTATTAGGATTTAAATACGAATCAAGAACAGAACCATTTCAAGGCGCATCAAGTGCAACACATCCAGTTTTAGCAGAAGCAGTTACACAATTTCAAGCATTAGCCTATAAAGAATTATTACCAGCAGAAGGACCGGTGCGAACTCAAGTAATTGGATTAGACACACCAGAGATTCAAGATCAAGCAGATAGAGTTTCTGAATTTATGAATTATCAAATTATGGATATCATGAAAGAATATGAACCTGAATTTGATCAAATGTTATTTTACTTACCATTATCAGGATCTACTTTTAAAAAAGTTTATTATGATGAAATACTTGGAAGAGCAGTATCAAAATTTATTCAAGCTCAAGACATTATTGTTCCATACACAGCAAATAGTATTGATGATGCAGAAGCAGTTGTTCATGTAATTAAAATTTCAGAAAACGAATTAAGAAAACAACAGATATCAGGTTTTTACAGAGACATAGAATTATTAGCATCTGATGAACTAACACAAGATGATAATATTAAATCTAAAGAAAGACAATTAGAAGGTGTGACTATGAGTGGTCAAACCGAAGATGTTTTTACACTATTAGAATGTCATGTTAATTTAGATCTAGAAGGATTTGAAGATATGAATCCACAGACTGGTGAGCCCACTGGAATTAAACTTCCTTACATTGTAACTATTGAAGAAGGATCAAGAGAAGTTTTATCTATTAGACGTAACTATGCACAAAATGATCCATTAAAGAAAAAAATTAATTATTTTGTACACTTTAAATTTTTACCAGGATTTGGTTTCTATGGTAATGGTTTAATTCAAATGATTGGTGGACTATCACGCACTGCTACACAAGCTTTACGTCAATTATTAGATGCCGGAACATTATCTAATTTACCCGCAGGATTTAAACAAAGAGGAATTAGAATTAGAGATGATGCTCAATCTATTCAACCAGGAGAATTTAGAGATGTAGATGCACCAGGAGGAAATTTAAGAGATGCATTTATGACTTTGCCATACAAGGAACCTTCGCAAACTTTATTAGCTTTAATGGGGGTCGTGGTTCAAGCAGGTCAGCGCTTTGCTTCGATAGCGGACATGCAAGTAGGGGATGGGAATCAGCAAGCAGCAGTGGGCACGACCGTGGCTTTGCTGGAAAGAGGAAGCAGAACAATGTCTGCAATTCACAAAAGAATATATGCCTCAATGAAAGAAGAATTTAAATTACTAGCAAACGTATTTAAATTATATTTACCTCCAGAATATCCATATGATGTTGTTGGTGGACAAAGAACAATTAAACAAACAGATTTTGATGATAAAGTAGATATCATTCCAGTTGCTGATCCAAATATATTTTCACAAACACAAAGAATATCTATTGCACAAACAGAACTACAGCTTGCGATGGCTAATCCTGGAATTCATAACATGTATGAAGTTTATAGAACTATGTATTCAGCATTAGGTATTAGAGATATTGATAGAATTTTAATAAAACCAGATCAACCCACACCAAAGGACCCTGCGCTAGAACACATTGATGCTCTCGCAGGGAAACCATTCCAAGCTTTTCCAGGACAAGATCATAGAGCACATATAACTGCGCATTTAAATTTTATGGCAACTAATATGGCAAGAAATGCTCCTGTGATTATGGCTTCATTAGAGAAAAATTGTTTTGAACACATTTCTTTAATGTCACAAGAACAAGTTGAAATAGAATTTAGAAATGAAATTCAACAATTACAACAGATGCAACAAAATCCACAAGCAATGCAAAACCCACAAATGCAAATTCAAGTAAGAATGCTTACGGAAAAAGTTGAATCAAGAAAAGCAGTCTTAATTGCTGAGATGATGGAAGAATTTTTGAATGAAGAAAAGAAAATTACGTCACAATTTGATAATGACCCTATTGCTAAACTTAAATCTAGAGAATTAGATCTTCAGGCTCAAGAAAATGATAGAAAAAGACAAGAGAGCAATGAAAGAATCAATCTTGATAAGATGAAAGCCATGATGAATCAGTCGACAGATAGTCAAAAACTACAACAAAATGAAGATTTAGCTAAATTAAGAGCAAATACTTCACTAGAAAAGACAGTTTTATCTGCTCAACTTAAAAATAGATTTCCAAATCGATAAAAAAGAGGTATAAAAGGCTATGAAAAAACAAAATGAAAAATTAGCAAACGCAAAAAGAACTTTTACTAAAGATTCTAAAGTTAAAGTAGATACTAATCATTCAAAGTACACTAACGCAGAAGGATATTTAGTTGGTGGAGTAGATATTGAAATGTCTAAGCCAAATGAAACTCAAATTCAAGAAGTTCAAGGTCAAGGAAGTATTCTTTCAGAGAAAAAAAGATCAGCGAAGTGGTA